CTCCACGGTTGCAACCACCAGGTCATCAAAATAGCCTACGGGGATCCAGTTGAGCCAGTTGTCATCCACAAGGTCGGCGAGCTGCAGGGCCATGGACTTGATGTGAGGGATTTGCTCCTTCTTGATCATGGAAGACAGGATAACAGAGGAGCCGGCCGTGGCAAGGAAAACCAAGATGGATAGGACGGCGTACACCGACTGGAGGTCGAAGACCCAGAAGATCCAGATTTCGGCGAGTAGGCCGAAGAGATAGAGATGCCGACCGCTCTCGACAGCGACTTGGAAACCCCAAACCAAGAGCATGGCAATGGCCATCTTGCAGGTCAGCGCATTGCGAAGGTCGAGGGGGTGGTCCGTCCCAAACACGGTCCGCACACCCTCCTGTGTGGAGATGAGAGTTTTGAAGCCCCAAACGTCGGAAAGCGCGGCGAAGGGACCAACCTGACAACGTGCATCCAACTCCACCAGATTGCCACCAGTCTTGGCAAATATAAACCGCTCATACAAGTAGTTGACCCCATCAATCGACTCATACATCGGGGCTGCCACTTCTGGCATGAGGTACTTGATGGCGGGGCGACCGTACATGTACATGCCCTGTCGGAATCGAGACAGATTGTAGAAGAATGGCATGTAATAAGGGTTCAGAGCTTCGGTCAAGCCTAGGGCCTTGACAACCTTGGATTTGTATGCGTGGCCAGGGCCTACGTCACGTTGCGCGCCGATGAGGGCAGAAGGGTCTCGCGGGTTGAGGTGCAAACGCAGTACCTTCTCGTATGAAGGCATCGATTTGAATAGGCGAGCAAACTTCCGATAGGAGGGATTGTTGGTCGCTTCATCTGACAAGGGAATGACCGTGGACTGGCGCAGCAACCCATCAAAGCCGGCGATGTCTTCAAAGGTATAGTGGGCCCTGTGCAACCCCTGGTGACGCATGGCACGCATGAATGAGGCCTTGGCATCAGAAAGGAGCCAATCATAGATCTGGGGTTGGTGAGCCGTGAGTACCATGTGCCCAGCGGTGCTGAGGAGATAGTGCTCATGCATAGCCATAGGTGGCCGGCGGGCGGCGGCCGACACTAAGGCTGTGCGTTTCAGCATGATACGGTTCGCCTCAAAGATGACCCCAACACCCCCATGAATCCGTCCAATCGCATTCTCAGCCTCGGCGGTGAGGGCCGGTGTGAGGCGAACAACACGACGACCAAGGTAGGACATTCCGAACATGTCTTCGGACTCAACAATTGTCAGTTTGAGGCCAAGTTGCTCCTCGATGTAATGGACCAAGGCCTGGAAGTCGAAGCCAGGCGTGGAGCAACCCCAGATATTGTCGTCCGACGTGTTGTAAAGGGTGTTCTCGCTGAAAAACTCCCCTGGGGTCTTCCCTGTCACACGGCACCACCCATAGATGAACAACCCCTTGACAGTCCAGGAGTTGTCCCAACTTGTGGCCGATTGACCAGTGGCACCACCACGGTTCTTCCGAAGGTAGGTGGCATTAGGGAGCGATAGGATCCAGGAGTCACGGAGGTTCTCCACACGAGCGCGAACGGCGGCCGCCATCTGGCCACGGTAAGGGATTGAAGAGTCAAGCCCAAGAGACATCAGCTCCTCCAAGATTGTCTGACCCACCTTGGGACAATTTGCATCATATTCGGTGAGATCGCCTTCGATTTTACGTGCATGGCTGTTCACAGCCTCGAATAGCGGGAGCAGTTGAGGCTCGTTCATTGGCAAACCTGAGCCAAGGTCTGTGTAGTCCCAAGTGATGCGCTTGTTACGTTCAAACTGGAAGAAGTCATCAATGAACTTGGTGAGTAGGTCTTGAGCTACAACTGTGCGCATTTTGGCCTGCGCCTTGGTCAGTAGCACCACCTGGGATTTCGGGAAAGCATGATAGAGTGATTGAGGTAGCGAGCCAGTGGAAATGCAATGCTCGGCAGCGCGTAGGATCGCCTCGAAGACACCATTCTGCAGCAAGTCACGTCGCTTTTTCCAAGTGGAAAGAAGAGGAATGCCTGTGGAGTATTGCATTTCCATGGCGTTAGCGATAGTCTTCATCGAAGAGAGTTTCGGGGCCGTGAAAGCATCTGGGAACTGGTCATACATGGCTCGTGCCACCTGGGCGGCGAGCTCATAATCTTCGGGACGAGACTCGAGTGCCGCAGGCACATACCGAGAAAGGGAGTTTGCCATTTTGGCCTCATCAGCCAGAACTGCTTGATCAACGCCTTGAGGGGCACCACGCTTTAGCCAAAGCTCGGCACGCTCTGTGAGGAATCCATCCTCAATCAGTTCGGTGGCGACGGGGGTGCCCTTGAGGGCATCGATCAGTTGTTGAGGGGCACGGTGAGTCTTGCCGACGGTGGCGCTGATGGGTCGCACGAAAGTCTGGTCACTAGGGATCTTATTCTCGTCATCCTTGATGAACGAGTTGATAAGATCCGTCGTGGCTTTAACTGCCGCGCCAAGCTCTTCATGCGATTGTTTGACCATCGGTGGGGCTTGCATAAGCAAGTACTCAAGCCGGGAGAAAGCAAAACGAGAGTTCCTAAACAATGGGGCCCAAGCTGCCTTGGGCCGGGAACGCATCTCGGGGAAGAAAGAAGCCACGAAACGCACCGCCTCTGTGAGCAGATACATAACACGGTCTTCGCCAACCAGGGCAAAGATCAACTTGATGCCAGCACCGATGAGTTTGATAACGTTAGTGGCGGCATCCATGATTTCATGCATGAATGCCCCGAGCACAG